AATTTATTTTACATAGATTTATGTTTAATTATTCATTATTGTAATAATAAAAGTAATATATTATACTATACATAGTTTATTTATTAAAAATAGGTAACTTAGGTAACTTTGTTAATAATCAAATAGTTAGCAGGTAATTTTTAGGTAACCAAAAGGTAACTTAGGTAACCTAAAACGGAACTTCGTCAGATTTTTCTTCTATATTTTGATATTTAGCAAATAGTATGATCCCTTTTTTCTGTCCTAAATTTGTTTTATGGTTCTTATAAACGAGTTTATTTTTGGTAAAAATATCTTTCAATTCAAACTTATTTATTTTTGTTGCTGTAGTCGCATTTATGTAGTTCATAATTTCTCCTTGATTTAAAATTCTAAATTCTGTAAACACATCTGTTTTTTCAATTGAAAATCTACTAAAAAATAATTCTTCAACTGGCATTATTTCGATATTTTTACGTGTATTTTCTTCTAAATAATTAAAATCTTCACTGCTGTATATTTTCCAATCAAATAAATTTTCGCGATATATTTTAAAAACTTCACGCCAAAGACTATCTGTATCAATTTTTATCATTTGATCATAATCAATACTTTCAACATTTATAGGTAATATACGTCTATTGCCAGTAACGTCTTTTAACACGTCGCTTTCATTCGATGTTCCGCAAAGTGAAGCTCTGCGTTTCATTTTAGAATAAAACGCGCTATAAGGCAATCTTATATCAATTTGGTTTGCATCGGCTATCTTTTTAAAATCCTTTACATCGCGAGTAGCTAATCCACCAAACTCATCATCAAGAACTAATAAACCTTTTACAAGATTGTAAATACTATCTTTGTCCTTTGCATCAATTTTATGTTCAATTAAATACTTTTTAAGATCATCAGGTAATAAGTTCCTAAAAAATGATGTTTTACCAGTTCCTTGTTTTTGACCGCAAAGAACTAATGTTAAAGGCGAAACTTTAGGCTCGTTTATCGGTGCTATCCAATTATGTACGCAACCAACTATCCACTTCTTAAAAGCCCAAACATTATATTCTGATTGTGGTTTAACGCAATTTATGTATTTTTCAATTAACCCACTTTCAAACTCTTTTACCTTAAAAAATTCGTTTAAAGGATTATGAGTTTCTGTAGCTTCTGAATTTATCATATCTCGAACGTCTGACTTTGAAACTCCGAAAGGCAAACAATTTTTACAACTGAAATAAATACTATTTAGCTTTGTATCATCTAATACAACTTTATTTATAAATATTTCATTTGTAATACTATCGCGAACTGGATTAAAATTTTCTTTTATAAAGTTTTTAAGTTGATTTACTTCTGTCTCTTCATTTTCAACATTATACTTTATATTTGATTCGATCAAACGCTTAATTAAATTCTCATCGGGATCATCAATTTTTAAAACTTCAACAATATGTTTCTTTACGCTTTCAATTGTGGGTGTGCCTTGTGCTTTTTGTGAAGCAACTGTAGTTATAGTCTTTTTAGTTTTATCGCTATAAATTTCAATTCCTTGCTCTTTAACGTAATGATAAAATGTTGAAATAGTTATTGATCCTTTTTTACAAAAATTACTATAATGACGTTCAATATTTTTAGGATCGTATTTTGAACCATTCTGACAAATAGCTTTAAAATAACTTAAACCACTTTCTCCAAATTCTGATCCGATAGCAAAACCAATATTTACATATCTTTGGTAATCATCTTGACAAAGATCAATAGTTGAAAGTTTTTCTAATACTTGTGTAAAGTCATCTTGAACAAAAACAAAATTCTCTTTTACTTTTGGTTTATCTATTTTAGATTTTGCAATAAATTTTTTCGCGCTTTCGTTATGGAATAAATAAGGATCATAACTAAAAAATCTTAATCTATTTTTATTCTTACAGCTTGGATCAATTGTTAAATTAAAATTATCCCAATAGTATTGACCTAAATCATTGAATGATTCTAAAAACTTGTTTGGATTAATTTTAACAAAAATACAAACACCATCGCCTCCAAATGATCTATGAGAAATAAAAGTATATTTATCGTTATTAATCTTTGTAATTGTATCAATATCAACTTGATCATCAATATCAATTACAATTAATCCGTTTAATTCTTTTATATTGCTTTCAACTTTTGATCCTTGATTCATTATTGCGGAACCAGTTACACAAGGCATTTCATTTTTTAATAATGTGTATGCTTTTTTATCGGATTTAACAGCGCGCGCTTTTAAAATAATATCTTGATATTTTCCATTTTTTACTACATCAATGTAGTATGATAGATCAATATCAATTTTATTTTTATCTTCTTTGTTTTGGTAACTACTTAATTTAATTGTTTCCATATTTTTTATCAAATGATTCGTTTAGTATTTTTTCAGTGAATGAGTTATATTTTACGTGTTTGCTATCTTTTAAAATTGATCCTATAATTTTAAAATAAATGGGTCTTAAATGTACGTCAAATTTATTTCTAAATTGTAAATTTTGTCTATGATAAATAAAAGATTCCTTCTTTATATCGAGTTTAAATAAAAATAACACCCATTTTTGTTTTAGTATTTTTAAAACTTCATACTTTGTTGATCCTTTATTTAAAAAGAAATTAAGATCAATAGTTGGAATTTCTATTTTATTCTTTTTACCTTTAATTTCAAATAATTTTTCGGGTTTATCATCTTGATCAATTTCTTCTATTTCAACTTCTTTACCGCAATTAGGACAAATTTTTTCTTTTTTAGGAAACATAAAACCACAATCAATACAATCTTGCATTTCTTCTATTATGTTTTTTATTTTCTTATCAAAAAATATTTTATTCCAATCTCGATCGAAACTAAAAACTTGATGCTCATCATTATTATTACCGCCATCAATTAAAATAAAATATGGTTTTTCTGTTTTGTTTGTAGGTCTTGCACCGCGTCCAGCTATTTGTATAAAAAGTGATAATGATTTTGTGGCGCGCGCTATTAAAATAACTTCAACATCGCAAACATCAAAACCTTTTGTAAAACAACCAGTATTGATCAGTAATGCATCTTTTGTGTTTTTAAACCATTCTATAATTCCATCGCGTTCGTTTGGATTATTATTAACACTATCGTAAGTTTTTACGTTTTTATCTTTAAATAATTCTGCGTAGATCGCGTTTGTTTCTGTGCTTGATGTAAACAATAAAGTTTTTTTACCATCGCAAATATTATCAAAAGTTTTACGTAATGATTTTTTATATTCTTCACTTTGAAAAACTTCTTTTAAACTTGATGCTGTAAATTCTCCACTCGCGTCTGTTTTTAAAGGGGAGCTATCAAACTCAATATACTCATTTTTTTCTTTGATCAAGTAGCCGTTATCCATTAGCCATTTTATAGGTTTACCGCAAATAATATCGTCATAAACATCGCTCATAGTTTCAACAGCGGTTTGCAGATTATTTATTTTGTAGCGTTTTAATCTTACTGGCGTTGCTGTAAATCCAATAATTTTACACTGATCAAGATAAGGAAACAATTTATTAAATTCCCAAATATGACATTCATCAACAATACAATAATTAAATTTCGGCATTTTTTTACGTCTATTCCAAAGACTTTTTACCATTGCTACAATAATTAAATTGTCAGGCATTTTCTTTTGCCCAGCTAAAACGCACCCAACGTCTAAACCTTGCTTCTTAAAAGTATCAATAGTTTGATTTACAAGATCAATACTATCAACTAAGATTAAAGTTTTTGAATTTAATTGACAAACTAATTCTGTAAAAATTACAGTCTTACCTGCTCCAGTACTTAATTGAACGCAAAGACGATCAACAACTTTTATTTTTTCAAATATACCATCAAGTAATTCTTGTTGATATGGTCTTAAAGTTTTTTTCATTTTTATAAATAAAAAATGCCTTACAATCCTTTGGGCATCCACTCCCTCCAGATTATAAGGCTAATATCTTCTCGTAGCATATTGTGGATGTTTCAACTATACCACAAACCTACAAAAAATAATCCGAACTTAAAAATTAAATTCGGATTAAATCAAAAGTTTTTACGAGTAAACGAAAATTTTCATTTTCTCAGAATGGCAAATCGTCTTGTTCTTCTTCTTTAATCGGAGTTGCGTTGTGTACTTCTTCTTTTTTATCCGAACCCCAAATAGTACTAAAACCCTCACCGATATAAATAGTATCGGCTTTTGCCTCACGTTGCTCTTTTGTTTGAATAACACAAGCAAAGTGGGTTTTCATAATTCGCATATTATCTTTTTCATAAATTTGTTTAGGCTCTTTCATTGGAACTAATTCGAATTTAACTTCTTGAAGTTCTACTTGTTCACCCCCTTTGTTTTGATAGTTTCTTTTTGAAACTAAATTACGCAATTTTGTAGCGTCTAATGTTACTTGAATTTTCGACATTTTTAATAATTTAAGGTTTTTATAAATTCTCTTACTTGAACTACTTTTGTTTTTAATTTTTCAATAACCTCTGAATCGTAGTTAATTTCATAGGTTTTAATTCTGTATTTTTTATCTACTGAATCGTAGTTGTGTTTGTCCTCGTAGGTTAATTCGTCAGGCGTATTTAAAAGAACATAAACTAAAGTAGCTTTTTTACATCCAGTCAATTCCATATAAATCTGCAATTGATAAAAATAATCTTTACTTGGAATATCATTTTCAAATAATGGAAACGTAAAACAATCCCAACTGCATTTTGTATCATAGACAACGCCGTCAACAATTAAATCAGGTGTTCCACAAAAGTAATCATTTTCAAAGAATAATTCATTCTTAATTGCGAAAGGTAAATCTAACCATTCAATTGATTTATCTATTGCATTATCTTCTAATTTTAAACCTTTGTTTAAATACTTACTTTTAATTTCTTTTTTAACTCCGTAAATCTTTTCCTTTAACCATTCGTAAACGTATGTTTTTGTGGTTTCTGAAAGTATTTCGGTTTTACTACGTGGCTCAGTCATTAACTTACCACCAGCCGAAGCTCTTATTTTAAATTCTGACATAATAATAATTCGTTTTCGTTAGACAAAGTATATTTAGATTTAACTTGTTCAATTGTAAAGTTTCCGCTTTCAATAGCTACTTTTACTTTATCCCAATTCGGATGCTCAGGAGTTAAATCAATTAATGTTAAATCAATATCATAACTAATAACGTCTTTACGATTTAGATCTGCACCAAACAAATTCCCAAAATGATCACACGCGTCTTTTATTGCTATTGTTTTTGCCATCGGAAACGCCATTGATAAAGCACCGTTATTTATATTGTTTAAGTCTGCTGGTGATGTACCTTTTGCAGTTTGTAATTGACTTGCACCAACTCCATCGTGAAACTCCCACGTATTAGTTAACGGATGCAAATAATGTACTCTTACAACTACATAAACGCCATTAAAAGAAGTTCCCTCACGCAACACTTCAATTCTATATGATTTGAAAATAGTTTTTAAAAGAAACTCAATTCTTTCAATAGGCAAGTATTTGTAGTTTTTAATAAACGGATGTACTTTAACCCATTCCGTTTTTGGTTGTTGATTCATTAAAGTAACAAACGCATCGTTTTTTTGAGCTACAATAATATCTGAATATAAATCTTTAATTTTTGGTAAGTTTCTCATCTTTATCTAATTTTTTAATTATACACGCACACACTATAAGTCCTAAAAATACCAATGCGAAAAAGAATATATGCACCGATAAGGATAAAATAACTCCGATTGCCATTAATACGCAACCAATTAATAATATTGAATCTTTCATAGTTTATTAATTTTTTCGATTTCTAATTTTTTCCAATTCTGCTTTTCAATTCTTGCATCTAAAGTAGGTCTTGAAATACCTAACTTTTCACATAACTCTACTTTTGAGTATTGTAATAATAATTTTTCTATTTTTTGTTTCATTACTCAATATACCATTTAGTTAAACAAGTAACATAATTAAAATTATCTAAAGAACTTTTACGAGTTTCTTTTATTTCTACAATTTCATAAACGCTATTTTTGCCACCGCTTAAACTTTGTAAAATTCTATCCCCAACTTCTAACTTATATTTTTTTAATAAGTTGAATTTAATTTCATTGTTGATGTTTCTTTTTTCAGGTGTTACTTCCCAAATCATCATTCCGCATTC